TGAAACCACGAATCAGTACAATGTGCAGACTTCATCCGTTTCAGGGGCACTAACGCGAATAGAGTCTAGCAACGCGGCAGGAGCCTCTGCTGGTGTGTATCCAAATACTGTGGTTTCCGGTTCTGGTTCAAGTTCTATTGCCACTCTACGTGTCAGCGCGTATAACGCAACCACCAAAACTGTTACCATAACAGACGCAGAATCACGAGGAAAAATAACAGACAACACAACCACCAATTACATTGGCTACGCTTTACGAATCAACTACAGTACACAGAATCCTGCTGAAATAAACAACTACGGAATAATTACAAGTCTTGTTAGAAACCCTAACGACATAACCATTACGGTGCAGGACGATGTAATTCCGTTTGTGCTTACTGCGCCGACAGTTGGTTCAAATGTGGTTTCAGTGGAAATTACTCCACACATTCTTGTTCGTGGAGACGGATCAGGAGCGTACGCCAAACCGCGCATGAACATATCACAACAAATAACTGGTATTGATCTTGTTGGAAAGGGAGAGGACTACTCTGTTGCAAGAGCAGAGGTGGTTAGCAGAAAAACAGCAGTAACTGTTCACCCCACTCTAACTCCAGTGGTTTCTCCTAAAGGTGGTCACGGCAGCAACATTCTTAAAGAGTTGAATGTTAAAGACATTATCATTATAGTCAGCATTACAGAAGAAGACGCAGACAAGTTTATTGGTGGTGGATCGTATCGCCAGTTTGGGATCATCAAAAATCCACTGCTATCAGACGGATCAGGACAGGTTGCTGGATCAGACCGAGCCTTCTTCAGAGACATTACCCTTAAGGCAGACAGCAATGTTTCTACTACACAACTCAACAGTGCTTTTGACGGCAGTCCTGCGAATGCACTTTTGGGTTCAGAGTCCTTCTGCTCTGCAAAGGTAGACAGTCTGAAGTCTGCACAGACCCCCATAACAGTAAAGGTACAGAACAGTGTTGGGGCTTTTGTGACCTACAACGACAGAAAAGAAAGATATAGACTGGAACTTACTAGAGTTTCACAGTTTTTACAGGGTGAAACCGTTCGCCAAACCATTCCTGCTGGAACTGTCAGTACAGGAATTTCTTACGGCTACGATTACATTGCAAGAGGAACGGTGATATCGCAGTCAGGTAGTGAACTGAAAATACAGTTGCAAACCACCAGTGGATTTGTTGCTGGTGTTGTTGACCTTATTGGAGACGACAGCGGCTTTACTGCTGATATTAACTCTGTTGAACCCCAGTACGGCGAATACATTTGGGTCACAAACGGAGCAGTGGATCCTGCTCTAGTGAATATTGACGGAGACAATCAATTTTTCAGAGTGATTGATGTTGGTCCTTCATACTTTGACACAAATCTTACGCCTTCGTACACAGGGCTGACGATTTTAGATATTGCAACCTCTACAAACACTCCTGTTGGTGGTGTAGACACTACCACAAGCACACTCACTGCAAATTCCTTCTCTAACGGCGACAGCATCACTCAAGGAGCCACAGGAACTTATACCCAATACGCAACAGGAACTGTTTACAATTGGGATTTTGTGAACCCGTCCTACGGTCGTTTGTACATTACAAATGTGATTGGACAGTTCAGGGGAGTTGATACCCACGGACTTACAGGCACTACTCTTGGTGCGTACATAGTGGCTTCTGTGACCCCTCCAGACATACTTCCCGCATCGGGAGAAGTGTTATACATAGACAATGTTAGACCAATTCAACGCTCTGTTGGACAAGAAGAGGAGTTCCGAATCCGTCTAGGGTTCTAACGCACATGGCATACGATCCAAGCATATTCAATATCAACCCGTATTACGATGATTTTGACCCCACGAAGGGGTTTTTGCGTATGCTGTTCAAGCCCGGATACGCGGTTCAGGCACGTGAACTTACCCAATTACAGACCATTCTTCAGGGACAGGTTTCCAAAATTGGTGACCACCTGTTCAAGGACGGTTCGCGTATTGTTGGCGGCGGCATTTCTATCAGGAACGCAAACTATGTGATGTTTAGCGTTTCTGGTGCAACAAACCCACTAGCGTCTATTGCTGACTACAGCACACTTGTTGGTGGATACCTTACGGCTACTGGTTTCCGTGCGAAGGTGGTTCACTACCTTGACCCTGATCCAAACACAGACAGTAATCTTGTTTTGGTTTTGGACTTTATTTCAGGAGGCAGTGTTCCGTCCACAGTTACCTTTACAAAGGGCAGCACTACTTACACATTGACCCCAGTCACAACCACTGGCTACAGTGGAGTGTGCAAACTGATTACCGTGGACGAAGGCATCTTTTATGTGGACGGCTTCTTTGCTAGAAACGAGCGGCTACTGTTCTCTCCGTTTAGAACCGTAACGGCTGGTGGCACTCCATACCGAGACTTGACTTTCAGCACAGAGTTTTCCCTTCTGTCCAAGAAGATTGGCTTTGCAATTACTCGTGACTCTATTACGGAACAAGAAGACTCCACCCTGCGTGACCCCGCAATCGGGTCTTACAACTACAATGCTCCCGGAGCAGACCGTTACAAGATTGTGTTTGCCATGTCTCAGTTGGATCTTACTTCCAACGCAGACGACTTTGTTGAGTTGTTACGGTTCAGCGAAGGTAAGATTACAAAGAAGATTGAGCGAGTTACCTACGGCGAAATTCAGAATGTTATGGCACGACGTACATACGATGAGTCTGGTTCGTATGTTGTTCAGCCGTTCGACACTGTGGTTCGCCCACGAAGTACCACTACTTTTGATCTGTCTGTTGGTGCAGGAAAAGCGTATGTGCAGGGATACGAAGTGGAAAGCCGATACCCACAAACGGTTTCTCTACCCCGAGCACAGACTACACAGAGCCAAACACAAGGCTTGGTGTTCTCTACAGGTAACTTTATCAATGTGGGTATGGGTAACACCGTTGACCACGTTAATGCTTTGGTGGCTATTGGTTCAGGATCTGCTCGCGTGGTGTTTAGAACAGGACCGTCAGGAACAGTTACTGCTACTGGTTTTGTACACGGCTACGTTCCCAACTTGGCACAAGGTGCAGCCGGTAGCGGATTTACAGCAAGTCTGTATCTGTACGGAATCACCGGATCTGTTTCTTCGGGAGTTGTTGGATTTATTTACGACAACACCACAGGAAACACTCTTGGAAACTTTACCTACGCCGCAAACACCAGTGTTTCAGGAACAGACAACCAGTCTTTGGTGTTTCCTATTACTCCTGGTTACGCAATCAATGACCTGACACAAGGGTTCTCAATTCAGGGCAAACTGGTAAGTAATTCTATTACTCCAGCAAACAGCGGAACTGTAACCACCTACACGCTAACAAAATCCAACTTTACAGACACCGTTCCGTCTGCAAATTCCGGTGTCATATCATTTGTAGACTACGGTACTGGAAATCCAACAAACTCTACAGACTTGCAAGAAATTGCTTTGGTGTCTGCTCTTGTTGGCGGTGCTACTGCTGGTAAGGGGTTTGTGCCTGCTGCTGGGACTGGAACCACTCTGTCCAACAACGGAAACGCTACAAACGACATAAAACTGGAGATCAACCCTGCTCCAAACGGGTTTACTGGAAACGCAGTGCGCCTTGTTGTTCCTGTAAAGTACACTCCAACACTGTCAAACACCTCTACATATCGTTACAAAACGTCGGTGTCCGCAACACAGAACATTGGCTCTTCTGTTTCGGATCTAAAGACTGACGAAAACAGTCGCAAGTACTACGAACTCACAAACACTGATGTGTACAGTATTTCTAGTGTGATTTCGTCGGGGACAAACTACACCGAAGACTTTGAACTAGACGACGGTCAGCGCGAAACATACTACCAACGCTCTCGTTTGTACTTGAAGAAGTCTGTTGAGTCTTTGCCACGATACACCACTGCCAATGCAGGTGTTTCACTGGTGGTTTCTTACCTGTACTTTAGACACGATGGGTTGGCGTTCGCCCCCTTTATTGGCAAGTACTCGTATCTGCACGGTGGAAACCCAACTTTTACTTACGAGCAGATTCCCCTGTTCACCAATCCTCGAACAGGCAAAACTGTTTCGCTTGCAAACTGTTTAGACTTCCGTCACAGTGGACTGACTAGTGCCACACCAATGATCAAGCCTTACGGCACTTTTGAGTTTGGTGTGGATCAATACGCATCTACTGTAAACCTTACATACAACCACTACTTGCCACGAATCGACAAGTTGTGTGTGAAAGCGGATTCTGATGACGGTTCTGCGCTGTTCTTCCTTGTTCAAGGCACTCCTGACTTGAGTCCTGTTGCGCCTCCGGATCCAATTGACGCACTTGTTTTGGGAACGCTGACGGTTCCTGCGTACACACACAATATTGAAGATGTGTCGTTTACTCCCGCTAACAACAAGCGGTACACCATGAGCGATATCGGCAAACTGGAAAAGCGTATTGACGATGTGGAAGTGTTTGCCAAACTGTCACTGTCTGAAGCAGAGATGGAAGCCCGTTCACTTCGCCTCACTTCGAGTGCTACGGAACCACTGAAAACTTCTATTTTCTCTGATGAGTTCTACGGGCACTCCGTTTCTGATGTGTCTTCAGATGGACACATTTGCTCTATTGACTTTGAACGCGGTGAGATGCGTCCGTTCTTTACTGCGGCAGATATTGCGCCTGCAACTCCATCCCTTTCAAACACCACGGTTTCGGCTGACGGACTGCTTACACTTTCGTACACAGTAGCGGACTACATCACAAACTTGCAGTACAGCAAGACCGTGAAGCCCAACCCGTCCAACACAGTAAACTGGCTTGGATTTATGAAACTGGGTACATCTGTTATTCCAAAGATGGATTATGGATACCGTCCTCTTGTCCGTACAAACTCCCTTATGGAGAACGACAACTGGAGATCGTCCAATGCAGGCGGAAGTCGCGGCTTTGGAACCCAATGGAACGATTGGGAAAGCCTGTGGACAGGCATAGAGGAAGTGGAAGAAGAACAAGACGATGTGCAGAAGAGTGTGCTTGAACTGCCACGAATTGACTCTGCGTCTGCTGTGCCTCCTGTGTTCTCGGGTAATGTTCGTGCCCGTTCGCGCCGAAATGTTGAGTCAGTAAATCAAAAGAACAGCAACTTTATACGCTCTCGTAATTTGAGAAATCGTATCCGCGAAAAGGTTGGTTCTCGTGTTGTGGACCGTAGCGTGGTTGGGTACATCCCAACCACCAGTGTGAGTGTGACTGCTTACGGTATGAAGCCCAACACCACAGGGCTGTCACTGTTCTTTGACGGTATTTCTTTGGCTACGGGTTTGGTTACGGACGCAAACGGAACGTGCACCACCACTTTCACCATTCCTGCGGGAACCTTCCTTACAGGCAACCGTACTGTTCGCATCAGCGACAGTGCTACTATTGCAAACGCCACCACCTCTGCTGAAGAAACACTGTACTGCACTGGTGCGCTTGTGCAGCAGGACTCCGGTTCGTACTCTACTCGTCCACCCAGCCTGCGCCGTCGCACGGTGAACAGTGAAACTATTTCAAAGGATCCGTTCAACAAGGGGATTGACGGGCTTGATAGTGTTACAGGAATTGATCCACTATCACAGACCTTCTTTGTGGATCGTCTCACAAATCCCGAAGGTGTGTTTTTGAGCAGTGTGTCTCTGTACTTCTCAAGCAAGGACACTGTGCTGCCTGTAGCCGTGGATATTCGTCCAACGGTTTCAGGGTATCCGTCGCCGTCTGTGGTGATTCCGTTCAGCACTGTGGTGAAACTGCCTGCTGATGTGGTAGTAAACTCTACCACACCCACCAACACTGATTTTGAGTTCAGCAGTCCTGTGTACTTGCCTCCTGGTGAGTACGCTATATGCGTCAGCACTAACAGCGAAGACTACTCTTTGTTTGCAGCAGAAACTGCAACAAATGGTGTTGCTGTTGGAGCCGCAGTAGCAGGTCGTGCAGGCAACAACCAACTGGTTGGAACCCTTTACGCTCCACAAGGATCGGGTGCGGCGATACAAGACAACAGCACCGATCTCATGTTCTCTGTGAAGCGGTGTGCGTTTGGAGCAAACACAGGTACGGCGACAAGCAGTAATTTGTCGGCTATTGTGGGAGATCAGGCTTTCAAAATATCTGCACCCGAAATTATCCCTGAAGGCTGCACTGTGACACGAAATGTTGGCGGAATAGTGTTTGCAAACAACGAAACAGTGTATCCACTTTCGCTGTTTACCGCAGCACCAAGCCTTGTGTACACCCTTACGCGTGGTGTGTCCAATGCAGTGTCTCCAGTAATAGACACTACTGCTCGTTACGGAACCGGAATCGCCATGCTTACAGGAACGGCATCCCCCAACACCTCCAACTACCTTACTAGAGTGGTGGAATTGCCGTCTGCTCTTGCGTCCCGAGGCTTGGCAGTGTTCTTGGACGCAAATATTCCGAGTGGTGGCGCAAACATAAAAGTGTACTATCGAGCCAGTCTGTTGGGCGAGGCAGATATTTTTGTAAAGCCTTGGAATGAACTGCCGCGCACAGATGCAGGCACATTCAGCACATCAGAAATTGACTTCCGTGAAGCAGCGTACCGCACACCGGCAGTGCCTGATTTCAAGTCGTATCAGATTCGGGTGGAACTCATATCTCCATCAGGTGCAACCTACTACAAGACCCCTGCTGTTCGCAGTGTTCGGGTAGTGAGTTTCATATAAGTTAGCCCATGAGCCACCGATACACCCGAGACGAAAGCAGTGGCGCACTAGTACTGGCAGACCAGTCTGCATACGAGGCTAGACTACAAGTGCTTGCTGCGGAATCAGCAGTGGACTCGGTGAAAGACGAGATAAATACCTTGAAGGCAGAACTCCAAGAACTGAAATCACTACTGAAGAAGAGCACCTGAAATGGCAAGCAACACCGGACCAGACAGCAACACATACCAAATTCCAGAAGTAGAACTGGGTGACACCTTCAACACTTGGAGGGACATTACCAACACAGTCGTCTACAAGGTAAACAAACTGGAAGTGTACCGTGGGGTAAGCGGTTCAGAGATTGTTGCGTCAACAAGTGGTGGAGGAACCCTTTCGTTTAGTCTTGCGGAAACTTTGCCCGAGGGACACACCTTTACCGGAGCAATCAGGTTCACCAACGGGGTCACCTTTGACGGCGACGTGACCTTTAACGCACAGACTTTTACGGTGAACGCAAACAATGTCACCATTGACGACTACAACATCCTGTTGGGCGCAACATCAGGAGTAACTGATTCGGATATCAACACTCGTGGTGGCGGTGGTATCATTCTACAGCGCGGCGGAGGAAAAACCGCAGAGTGGCTGTGGTTGCCCACAAGCGTGTACGGTGTGAGTGGTCAGTGGCGAGCAAACGCAAACATTGGATTTGATGGTGTCACCTACGGCTTGCGTCCCCACGCCGGTGCAACCTTGCCTGTTCACGGCACTGGTGTGTGGCTTACCGGAGGTGAAACCGCTCACCACAGCGCAGAGATTCGCTTGACCAGTTCGGGTGCAGCAGGGCAAACATCTGGTCGCAGTGTGCAATTTGTGCGGACTTCACCCGCAGGATCCACTGTGTTTATGGAAGTTTTGAGTGGAACCACCTACGGCACACAGCCCTTTGTAAACATTCCTGAAGGCGCAAACCGAAAGGTGATTACACTTGCTAGTGCACCAACCCCCCAATTTGAAGTGGGAACTCCTGTGCGTTTGGACACTTTGAGCGGGCAGTACACCCGCGCGCAAGCAGACAGTGGATTCAACGCTGAAGTGGTTGGTGTGGTTTCCAAACGGATCAGCGTCAGCGGCACCGTGTACGAAATCACATTTATTGGTGAAATCTTTGGTGACTTTACACAGGTTACCGAAAACGGCGCGGCTCTGTCCACAGGAAAGACGTATTACCTGTCGCCGTACACC